TATCATGGGAACGGCGGCGATGATGCAAAGGCTAGGTTTAATTCGTTAGCGGATAAGTTTGGATACATTCAAAACGCTATTGAAAGCCCACCAGTTAATTCTTTGAGTTATGATGAGGTCGCAAAAGACATTCTTGTCGTTCCGTTTCTTTCAGAAGCGCAATGTGAAAACATCATTGCAAAATCTGAGGCAGTAGGTGGGTGGGGCCAAATGGCGGGTGATAAGTTCCCCGCGCAAGAGATTAGGGCCGACAAGCTTGGGATATGGGGAGAGCTTGAGGCGGCATGGAAAGACCATCTAGGAAAGATTGCAGAAAGCAAATGGACCCCAATGGAACACATAGGTTTACGGGATGCTTTCGCTATGCGTTATGCGATGGATACACAGACTAGCCTTGGATTTCATACTGATGCGTCTTTAGTTACTGGAAGCGTAAAGCTTAACGAGGATTATGAGGGCGCGGAATTAATTTTCCCGCATCAAAATTTTTCAAATATCAATGTTCCCTTGGGGCATTGCATCTTATTTCCAAGCGCAGTTACGCACGGGCATAAGGTTAATCCTTTAAAGTCTGGTGTGAAGTATTCTTTGACCATGTGGACAAGTCGCTATCAGGGTGACGTAAACATATAAATTTGATATGGTGCTAGAAAATAGAGGTTTGACATGAACGCTTTAAATCCATTTAGTACGCAGCCATTTTCCGCATCTACGCATCTTTATGTTTTGAGCGGTCAATCAATCACAACCGCTGCGCCTAGCGTTGCGACAGCGGCTATTTCTCAAAATCATGTTCTAGGTGCTGATGGTATTACAACGGGTGCGCCAGTTCTTGATACAGCTTTAATATCTGGAACCCAAATCCTTGAGCCTCAAGATATAACGGCGGGCGCTCCCGATGTTCCAACGGCAAACATGGCAGAGGATGAAACCTTTGACACGCCAAACCTGTTTACTGGTGCGCCCATTGTTCCTCATATTACCCTTATTCAAGAGCATATTTTAAACGCAACTGCTATAACAACAGGCGCGGTTTCTATAGGTCAAACAACGCTTGTCCTTACAACGCCTCTTTCAACTGGTAATGTTACAACGGGTGCGCCTACGGTTGGAAATACAACCATAAATCAAGATCATGTTATTGCGCCTCAAACGATAAGCACGGGGGCCGTATCAGTTGGCTCTGCGGCTATCTCGCAAGTTCATGTTTTAGCGTGTAATGATTTAGATACGGGTGCGCCAGATGTAGGAACCGCAGGGATAACTCAGGTTCATGCATTGCTTGGAGCGGGATTTAACACGGGTGCGCCTAGTGTTGGCTCTACGGAGATAGATCAAAATCATGTAATAACCGCAAGCGCCATAACTACGGGGGCGGCGACTGTTGCGAACACCGCTATAAATCAAACGCATGTTCTTGCAACGGCAGATGTTTCGACGGGAGCGCCCGTTGTTGATGATTGCACAATGTCAGAGGAAGAAAGCTTTGACGCGCCCAACCTTGATACTGGTGCGCCTGTTCTAGGAACCGCCGCGATAACGCAAGATCATCAGTTGCTTGGGGCAGATTTAACATCAGGAAGCCCAGTCTTAGGAACGGCATTAATAAATCAATCGCACGTTCTTGTTGGTGAAGGCTTCAATGCAGGAAATCCTACGCTTGGAACGGCGGCTATTTCTCAGAACCATGTTATTACTCCGCAGGGCTTTGCGACAGACCCCGTGGATGTTGGCTCTCCGCTTATTGAGCAAGTGCATATCTTTACAACCGCAGACGTTACGACGGGCGCTCCTAGCGTTCCAAGTATCGCAATCGTTCAAGAGCATATCTTTACAACGCCAGATATAACAACGGGCGCTCCCGTTATTGATAGCGGGGTTCTTAATCAAACTCATATTCTAGGCGGGCAAGGTATAACCACAGGAGCGCCTAGCGTTCCCCAGATTAATCCAAACTTCATTTACGGATTTACTACTGCAAATATCTTAACTGGCGTTCCTAGCGTTCCAAACACAGCCTTTGGGCAAGTGCATATTCTTTCAGCCAATAACATCACAACGGGCGCTCCGATTATCCCTGATCTTTTGTTTGATGCGGGCATAGGTAGATATGCTGATGAGCAAGAAAGCAGAAATACGGTAGTAGAGGTTAACGAAGCTGCTTAACTTATACAATGTTTTCGTGTAGAGTGCGGCTAGAAACTAATGGACGCAGCGAATGGCTTTTTACATTAAGCAGAACGATACAGCACCGATTATTCTTGTAACCCTTAAAGACGGTAATGATGCTGTTGTGAGCCTTACTGGCGCAAGCGCTGTTTTTAAGATGCGGCCTGTTGGGCAAACTACGGTTAAAACAAACGCCGCCGCAATCATCCATAATGCAGATGGTGGTCAAGTTCGATATGAATGGGTCGCGGCTGATACGGATACGATAGGATCTTATGAGGCTGAGTTCCAAGTAACCTTTTCCGATGGAAAGATTGAAACATTCCCAAATTCTGATTTTATCAGAATAACAGTAACGGATGATATATCATGAGTGGATTGACCGTAGCAGTAGAGCCAACCAGAGAGCCGCTAACCGTTATAGAAGTTAGGGACGCGTTAAGGCTTGACGATGATGTGGATGAAACTCTGGTTATGAGCTACATCATAGCCGCAAGGGAGTGGGCGGAGAACTACACGGGCCGCGCCCTTATAACGCGCACTCTGCATCAGTTTATCGACGCATACGCAAGACTGCCCGACAATCTAACAGAGGGTTTTTATACGGGCGTTGAGCAAACGATACCGCAAAACTACTTAGAGTTGGCTATATCTCCTGTCATATCTGTTTCGAGCGTTAGCTATTTTACGGATAGCGGGGTGGATGATCTAGAATATGCCGTTACCGTTGCGGGCGGGGTTTTCTACATAGATGGAACGGCGCAGCCTACTTTGACGCTCAAGCGCGGCTCAACGTATAGGTTTAAACAAGATGATAGTAGTAACTCAAACCATCCCTTTCGGCTTTCTGCTACGGCAAACGGAACACATGGCGGCGGATCTGAATACACGACTGGCGTAACGACTAGCGGGACGGCGGGAAGCTCGGGAGCATACCTTGAGATAACCGTTTTGGAAGATGCGCCAGACGCGCTTTACTATTACTGCTCAAATCATAGCAATATGGGCGGGCGGCTCTTTAACGATCACAAACCAAGACACAGAAGCCACATGGGCCGCGAAGAATTACTATGTTGATAGTGTAAGGGAACCCGCTCGGATCTTGCTGCGTGACGCGGGGTCATTCCCCACCGATTTGCGGGCCGCTAATGGCTTAAAGATAGTTTACACCGCTGGATACGGAACAACCACGCAAAGCGTCCCTGAGCCTATTAGGATCGCTATGATGCAGTATTGTGCTTTCTTATATGAGCATAGGGGCGACTTTGAACGGTTCCCACCACCAGTGCCGCCTAAAGTGTTGACCCAGCTATTGACGCCTTACATGATCATGCGCTTTGGTTCGACGCCTTATCAGAATGTTATTCGGCAGGGGATTGGCTAAATGTCTATCGGCTCTATGCGCTATAGGTTGGAGATCCAATCTCCCACGCGGACATCTGATCAGGGTGGCGGCTCCACGATAGCGTGGACTAAGGTTGCGACTGTATATGCCGACATTGTAGAAAAGAAGTCTGACGAAACCACATTCGCGGATAAGCTGCGTGATAAGCTAGATAGCGTTGTTCGCATTCGATACAGACGGGACGTAACCACGGCAAACAGATTAGTCCAAACCTATCGCAGGGATGGGGTGCAGACCACTAGAACCTTCACAATCAAAGGTGTTTTAAACGTCGAGAACCGCTTTAAGTTCTTGGAGCTTGACGTTGAGGAAGGGGTGGCTGTTTGAGCATTCGCGTAAAAGTAGAAGATAAGCCTAAATATAAAGTTGTTGAGGCTAACTATAGAAAGGCTATAGAGCGCATTATAGAAGATAAGCCTAAATATAAAGTTGTTGAGGCTAACTATAGAAAGGCTATAGAGCGCATTATTGTTTCTGGAGTTCAAAACACAATGAACACTGCAAAGCAAAGCATACAACAGCATGGAAGCAGCGGAAAAACCTACGAGAAGTATAGCCCGAGAAGAACGCATACTGCATCGTCCGCTGGAAATCCTCCAAATTCCGATACAGGTTTTTTAGTAAGCAATATTCATATGGAGATAGATGCTGACGGAATGGGCGGGTCTGTAGAAAGCCGTGCCGATTACTCTGGGTTTCTTGAGTTTGGCACAAGCAAGATGCAAGCTAGGCCATATCTGCAGCCCGCTCTTGAAGAGAATAGGCCAAAAATAAGATCAATGTTTACACGATTAAAGAATAGAGGTCTTTAAGATGGCTCTGCATTCTTGGAACCTACAAAAAGCAATATACGCAACGCTAAATAGCGCGACGATTACGGGGGCGTCAGTCGCGGATGTTCCCGTGTATGATGACGTTCCCGAGGGTACGTCCGCGCCATATATTGCGATAGGAGAAGAAACCGCTATAGATGCAGCGGTAAAAGACAAGGATGCACACGAGCATACCTTAACAGTTCATGTCTGGTCAGAGTATCGGGGCAGATATGAAATCAAGCACATTATGGAACAGGTCTATCAAAATCTCCATAATGCTGCTATAACCGTATCAGGCGCTTCTTTGGTGAACCTACGAAATGAGTTCGTAACAACACTCCAAGAGGCCGATGGTATAACGAGGCACGGGGTCATGAGATTTCGCGCCGTAGTGTTTGACAGTTAAAGGAGAAAGAACATGGCGGCACAAAAAGGCTCCGCAATGCTTTTAAAGATCGACCAAAGCGGAACGCAGACAACAGTCGGTGGGCTACGGTCAACGAGCATCACGTTTAACGATGAGGCCGTAGACATTACGAACAAGGATAGCTTGGGGATGCGTACCCTTCTGGCGGGCGGAGGAACGCAGTCAGTGAGCATTTCGGGTTCTGGCGTGTTCACCGATAGCACAACGGAACAAGCGGTCAGGACGGCTTATTTCGCTCAGGCGAATACATCCGATGGATCTGCCGCACAGGCTGCCGCGTTTGATAGCTTCCAAGTTATTGTTCCCGACTTGGGAACATTTACAGGAACCTTTATGATTGCGACAATGGGTTACTCAGGAGAGTTCAACGGAGAGGTTACATATGACCTTACCCTTGAAAGCTCTGGCTATGTAACCTTCGCGTGATCATAAATGTCTTGGGTCCGCGCTGAAATAGAGGTTGATGGTTCAGCCGTTTCGGGGTGGGCCAAAGAAAACCAAGAGTTCACAATACCTTTTTCTCCTGACTTTGGGGCGGGCGACCGCTTCAAGGTTGGAAGAAAGACATTCGTGTCTGTCACGGTGACAAACGTGGCGGGGCGTAGTGAGCAACTTCTAATAAGTGGAAAGGAAGTAAACAATGTCGAACCCAAAGAGAGGCGAGATAAAAGTAAGTCTGGGAGAAAAGACCTACGACTGCAAGATAAACATGGACACGATAATGAGGATTGAGCAGAATTGTGGGCGTGGAATACTAACTATTGCTAACGGTCTATCGAAGGCAGAAATGTCTACGCAAGATATGGTTTCGATTATGACGCCTGTGCTGCGCTCTAGCGGAGAGGATCTTAAAGACAAAGATGTCGGAAAGATAATCTGGGAAGCGGGGCTAACGGAAGGTTTGCGCGTTATTGCCGAGGTGGTGGCGTTTATTATTGGTGGGGAAGATCAGGGAAACGTAGCAGCGGCGGGGTAAAAGTTGAATCCTTCCCTTGGGATGACTGGATAAGTCTTGCCTTGGGAAAGATGAGAATGACAAGCTCGGAGTTTTGGGGGCTTTCATTACAAGAATTTTACCTTGCCGTTGATGGCTTTTCTGAATTTCATGGCGGCAATAAATCCGCCCCGCTTGGTAGAGATGAGCTTGAGGATTTGATGGAAAGGTATCCTGACTAATGGCTACAACAGTTGATACCCTTCTAGTCCGCATTGAGGCGGATATGTCTGACTTGCGGCGCGACCTTGCCAAGGTTGCAAAGACTACGGAGCAGCAAACCAACAGAATGGCAGACGGCTTTCGTAAGGTGCGAAATGCTATTGTTGCCATTGGTGGCGGCGCTCTGTTTGGGACATTCCTTAAAAGTACGGTTATGGTTGGCGCTCAGATCGAAGGACTTGAGGTTCAACTTAATGCGCTCCTCGGGTCTGCCGAAGAGGGCGGCAAGGCCTTTGAGAATATGCGTAGGTTCGCCTCAAAGGTTCCATTCTCTTTACAGCAAATCCAACAAGGCGCGGGTGGTCTTGCGGCGGCGGCGGGGAATGCGGACGAGCTAGGCGAGCTTTTACAATTAACAGGTAACATTGCCGCGCAGTTCAATCTTCCCTTTGAGGAAGCGGCGGCAAACGTGCAACGAGCATTGTCTGCGGGTATAGGCGCGGCGGATCAATTTAGAGATAGAGGCGTTTCGGCTTTTGCGGGATTTGAGGCGGGCGTAAGTTATAGCGCGGCGGAGACTGCTAGGAAGTTGCAAGCCGTGTTCGGCACGGGTGGAACCGCAGACGGCGCTATGGATGAGTTCGCCAAAACTACGCAGGGCGCGTTGTCTATGCTTGGTGACGCGGTTTTTAACTTCCAAGCGGTAGTAGCGGGATCTGGATTAAATGCTGCCTTTATAGACCTCACTAACCTTTTGACTGGATTGATAAACGGATCTAGACAATTTGCGGCTGTTACGGGCGTTTTATTAGGCAGAGTGCTTCGTGGTGTAAGCGCAATAATCGCAAAAGTCGCTGAAAATATGGATACGCTGCTTTTCATGTTTGCGGGATTTGCCGCCTTTAATTTTGCTATGGTTATCGGTGGGGCTACTAAAAGATTTATTGCCTTTGCTGCCGCTATTCGTGCGGCGGGTCTTGCTAGTATTTTGTTAAATAAAATAACTAGAAAAAATATTCTTGGGATTACTTTTGTTGGTGCTGCCCTTGCTTTAGCTGGCGGGAAGCTTGAAGCTTTTGAAGGTAAAATAGCGGGGTTTTTTGACCGCGCCATGCAAGCTTTGCCAGATAAAGTTAAAGCAAGCATAGATGATCTATCAGATGAACTTGACCTAGCACTGAAAGCTATCAATGAAGCAGAGGGAAAAGAAAAACAGACAAGCCCTAGTAATATAGAAATAGGCGGCGCGGGGGTAGATACCAAAAGTTTAATAGATTTGAGAAAAACTATTGATAGCATAACGGGCGGGACGCGAAGCTTAACAGAGGATTTAGAGAAGCTAAAAGCAATCGGTGCGGATAGTGATTTATTTGTGGGCGCTCAAGACGCTATAGCGAGATTAGAGCATCAGCTAGAATATGAAACCAATCCTGCTTTTGCCTCTTTTGTCGATTCAGCTATGGCTCTTGGGGATGGCGTTCAGAGCGCGTTTCGGCAGATGTTAGACGGAACGCAGCTAACACTAGCAGATTTTGGCGAGATGATAAAGTCAGCTGTCAAAGATGTCGTAGCGCAGATATTCCGATTAGTTGTTATAAATCAAATGCTTAACGCAATGTTTCCTGGGTTGGGGTTGCAGACATCAACGCTGCCGCAGATACTTGGAAGAGCGGGCGGAGGGTCCGCTTATGGCAATCAGCCAATGTTAGTTGGAGAGCGCGGGCCAGAGTTGTTCGTCCCTCATAGCGCGGGCAGTGTAATGAACAACGCAAGCTCGAAAGGGGCGCTAGGCGGCGGCTCTACGGTGGTCAACCAGACAATCAACATAGAGACAGGAGTATCGCAAACGGTACGAGCGGAAATGCTATCGTTGCTGCCAGTCATAAAAGCGGATACAATGAACGCGGTAGCCGACCAGAACAGGCGCGGCGGATCATATAGACAGGCTCTTGCGTAATGGCTCTAATCACAATGCCCTCAACCCCTGCTTTCGTAAAGTCGCGCTGGTCTATGGCGCGGGCGGTAGCTAGTTCTAAAAGCCCTTTTACGGGTCACGAGCAGATTTATTCCTACGACATGGCTTGTTGGCAAGCCACAATGACCCTGCCGCCCATGAAGAGAGCACAGGCGGGCGCGTGGCAAGCCTTCTTTATGCTTCTTAAGGGTAGAGCAAACACGTTTCTCTTGGGTGATCCTGACGGCAAATCGCCGCAGGGCGGGGCAACAACTTGCTCGGTAGCATCGACGGGGGCTATAGAGGCAACCTCAATAAGCTTAACGCTAAACGGAACAGTCAAGGCAGGTGATTATGTGCAGTTCGGGACGGGTGCAACCTCTCAACTGCACATGATAACGGCGGATGCAAACGCGGGGACTGTAACGGTAAGCATAGAACCCGCCCTTAAGGTTGCGGTTGGAACGGGGACTGCGTCAGTGCTTAATACTGCATGTGTTATGAGGATGGACAGTAACGATTTAGGTTGGGACGCCGACCATGTTAGCAAGTATGGCTTTTCCTTTAGCTGTACGGAGGCATTATGAAATTGAGCGATGCAATACTTTCTCCCGCAGTTGCCGCTGGCATAGCTATTGTTGCCGCATTAGGCGCGATTTTAAGGTTCGTATTTACTAACCAAAAAAAGATCGCGGTTCTTGAAGCCCGCTACGATGATATAAAATATCTTCTCAAAGAAATGCGCGATGAGCAAAAAGAGCTAAGACGCGACGTTCAGAATTTAGCCCGCAAATAAAATGTGATATGATGGGGCCATGATTTGCGCCCTAACCTCTATTGCTTTTGGAATGTATCCCTTTGGGGTGATGTTCAAGGCGTGTCGTTATGGATGCCCGCCGCCTTCGTTTTATTACCATTATCCAAAGGTCATAAGAATAATCCCAGAGGCAGATTGCCCTCGGTATGTAATTGTGGGGCGTGATACATGATTGATCCATTTACTGCATTAGCGGCGGTCAAGTCTGCGGTGGCGGCGGGAAAGGAACTGGTCAACGTCACCAAGCAGATCGGAGAGTTTTTCGACGGGGTGGACGATTTGCGGGCTGCTCATGAGAAAAAGAAGAGTAGCCTGTTTTCTGGGTCTGATGAAAATGCAATGGAGACTTTCGTCAATTTGCAGAGGGCCAAGGATGCAGAGGAGGAGCTAAGACAGATCGTCATAGCCACACGCGGTTTCTCTGCTTGGGGCGAATTGCAGGCCATAAGGGTTCAAGCAAGGAAAGATCGAAAGGCTAAGATAGAAGCCGAAAGAAAGCGCAAAGCCAAATTGATTGAGCGTATTGTGATTTACGGCGGGGCTGTAATTATCGTGATAATCATGCTTGGAATTACCGTTGTGATTATCTTAGCGAAGCAGGGGCGTTTATGAGTGACGGTTTAAGCGGCGTAGGCTCCGCTCCCTTTAATATTGGATCGCATATCCACGAGCAAAGCAGAGCGCGTGAGGCTATCGAAACACATTTAGCAGAGCAAAGGGTGGAGAAAGAGCATAGGGCAAACCACAGCTATTTAGAGGCGCTTGCAAAGCAGAGATTTGATTTACAGGAAAGTTATGATAGGTTTGGGCGCAAGACAAACGCGGATAGACCGCAGGGAACCAAGCTAAACATAGAGGTTTGACATGGCAAACACGTTTGAAAAGATACTGCAATATCGGCTTATGCCCCGCATAATGATGGTGGTTATGACGATTATGTACATCAAGGTAATAAACTGGGGGATGAGCCTTGACGATTTATCAACACAGCAATCCGCAATGATAAGCGTTGTAAGTGGGGCTATGACTGGCACAATAGCTGTCTGGTTGAGTTCTGAAAAATGAGCATTTTCACCGCCGCATTAGGGCCAATAGCAAACCTTGCAGGGTCATGGTTGCAAGGCAAGGCAGACAAGAACGCCGCCGCCGCCAAGCTAAAGCTTACCGAGGCCGAGGCTAAGGCTAAGATTATGCTGAGTGAGAAAACAAGCGTTGCTGATTGGGAACGCATAATGGCAGAGGGATCTACAAACTCTTTCAAGGACGAGTGGCTAGTTGGCTTGTTCTCTATTCCTCTAGTGCTTTCATTCTGCGGTGAGTGGGGGCGGACTGTTGTTGCCGAGGGCTTCCAAGCCTTGGAGCAAATGCCCGACTGGTATCAATACACTCTGGGCGTAATCGTGGCCGCAAGCTTTGGCGTCCGCTCGGCAACGAAGTTTTTTAGGAAATAATCATGTCAGACGTAAAGCTTCCCCTAGCTCTTGTGGCTGCTATGGTGGCGCAAGTAATCGCCGCGACTTGGTACTTTGCAGAGCAAGCGCATAAGATTGATGTTTTGGTTGAGCAGTTAGCTATTCTGGATGAGGTAGTTCTCACGCTTGAGGCTGACAATCAGGCGCTTATAACATTCGCAACCTTTACGGAGAACAAATGGGCAGAGGCCTATAGCGAAGATTTGACGTATGTTCGCACCTTTGGGACGAAACCCGCACAGGAGGATTGATATGACTTTAGCAATGGAAAAGCTACAGGAGCGCGTAGGAGTGGCTACAGACGGGTCTTTTGGCCCTAACACCGCACGAGCTATCACAAAGCACTTTGGCCTCTCTGCGGTGCGCTCTGCGCATCTCTTGGGGCAATCGTCACATGAGAGCGGCGGGTTTACCAAAGTTTGCGAAAGCTTGTATTATAGCTCTGCAGAAAGGCTGTGTAAGGTTTGGCCTCATAGGTTCAAGACTGTAGAGGATGCAAGGCCATATGCTAGGAACCCTCGCGCTCTGGCAGAGAATGTATATCTCGACGCGAACCGTGGCAAAAGATACAAGCTCGGTAATGAAACCCCGCAAGATGCCTCTACGTTTATCGGGCGCGGGTTTATACAGCTTACGGGAAAGAGTAACTATAGAAAGTTTGCCGCCGATATGGGACTGCCCGAGGTCATGACGGACCCCTCTCTAGTAGAAACAGACTACGCTTTTGAAACGGCTATGTGGTTCTTTGAGGCAAACAATCTATTCAAGCTTGCTGACCAAGGCGTCAACACCGAAACGATTGAGGCAATGACCAAGAAGGTTAACGGCGGCTTTAATGGCTTGCAGCATAGAATAGACGAGACAAACAAAATTTATGACTGGCTTACTTAATGCCGTTCTTCGTAGAGATTGGATCTTGTGACTTTGACACCTGTCGGCCCCTTGTAGATCAGGGATGGTCTGGCGTTGTGGTCGAACCAAATCCAGAAATATTTAGCAAGGTTCAAAATGTGTTCAAAGGGACATCTGTGCAGTGTGTAAATTACGCTGTAACAGATAGAAATGAAGAGGTGGAAATAAAGCTTGCGACTGGTTGGGGTTGGGCGCGTGGGATAACGCACGTTGTGAGTGATCACCATATCGGCGCAAGATTGTCTGATGATCCTAAGAACGAAAACAATTTCGGCAAAACCGTATCTGTGCAGGGCATTACATTAGATAGCTTAATCTCGGTCTGTAATGTTTCTAAGATTGATTTCCTCAAGATAGATACTGAGGGCCATGAGATAAACATTTTGAACGGGTTTAACTTTTCAAGGGTCCGCCCCAAGTTTATCAAGATTGAACATAGACTGACTGATGATCAGAGGATCATGGAGAGGCTAGGTTTAGAAGGTTATCTCGCATGGGTGGAAGAGAACGACATTTACGCCGTTGGGTAGACCCCCCTATAGGGAGGACAGGGGGGCCGAGCGCATGACCGCTCTGGGGCGGTTTGTGTCACCCCTATATTCTTTTACCCTGTTTTCTTAACCGATCAATACATTGTTTCTTTTCTCGCCTTGATCTGTCTAGATTTTGCTTGACGCTAGTATCTCTTGGATATCCAGCTTCAAGGTCTTTGTTTTCAAAGATGCTTATCTCTCGGTCAAGGTGGTTAAGCAGTGCTTGATCGTATGGTGTTAGATCTTGATCCATATCTTTCCCCTAATGCTTTGTCTGAGATTTGCTATCCACTTCGTCTAGATCAATAACCTTCATCTCTTCCGTTTCATCGTCGCAGACTATGACTACCCTGCCGCCCATATTGTTCTTTTTAGAAAAGATCGTGCTAAATACAAACGTCACTGCATCAGCGGGGCGGTCAAGGTTTTCGTGGGTCAATAGTGAAATCACAAAGGACATTTCTTCCTCGCTTACATCCTCGCCTCTAAACACGCTGTAAGTTATCACTTTTCACCCCCTTGCTTTCTAAGTCATAAATCCTTGCGTTTTCTTCATTTTCTTTTAACCACATTATCTGATGTTTGCCGAAAGCCCAAATGCTGCGTCCAATCGGTGGGGTTTCTAATCTTTTAAATTTTTGAACCTGTTTGTTGTATTTTGGGCGGAAGAAATTTATCAGATCCCTCTCAAAATAATGGGCTTGCATGTAATCATCGCCTGTATCAACGGACTGATACTGTATATTTTTAACCTCTTGGAACCAGTGCTTTGTTCCTTTGTGCTGCTGTATTCTTCGTGTTAGGCTCTGCGTTTTGCCAATATACAAAGGCTGATCATTTTCCCCTAACATAAAGTATATGAAATAAAGCCCGTGTCTTTCGACGCTATATCCGTCTAGCTCCCCGAATGCCTGACGCAAACTTTTATTAGATGGGATGTGCTGAGATGGCTGTGGTCCTTCTAGCGGTTTCTTTTTTACCACCCATTTCCCGCCAGCGTATTTACTTATCATGACATATTTCCCTTTGCTTTGTCGGTATAAAACAAATGAACGCCCACCTTACCGATTAGATCTAGCCTGTGACGCCATACGGGGCTTGCGTAGTGCGCGTGATAATACAGAGCGTTGTGGCCTAGCGTGTTTCCCTTGAGCGCCTCTGCGGCTTGCTCCTTGGCTCTGCTCCACTTCTCTCCGTGATAGGGTTTCTCTGGTTTCCCGTCACAATAGAACGAAAATTGACAATCATAAGGCTTTGGCCCCTTGTCCTGCTTCACGACCGCGCAAACATTATCTGGAAACCTTGGATCTGCCACACGGTTTAAGATAACCTCTGCGACTGCCAGTCCCGCATCATTGCTCGGCTCTGTTGCGGTTTCGTAATAAATCGCCATTGCTAGGCATAGGGACGCGCTAATCATTACATCCACCCCGCGCTGACTGCAAAGATCCATCCGAGAACGATTGCTGCAATTAGGACTGCAATGATTTTATCTTCGTGGCGTTTAATCATTTCCTTATCCCTTTCATTATAGAGGCAAAGCTATGCGCTTTGTCTAAGGCTTGCTCAATTAAGATTTGCTGCCTTGGGTTGATTGGTCTGTCTCCGCTCTCAAGGCGTGAGATTGACGATTTGTCCTTGTAGCCAAGAAGCGTAGCAAACGCTTCCTGACTTAGGTCTAGACGCTCTCGCGCTTCCTTAAGCTGCTGTGCGGTCATTGTTGAGGCTTTCCGCTGCATCGAGCATCCTTTCAAATGGGTGGATCACATCCGCAATAGTATCGTCTAGCTTCTGGATATATTCATCTAAGAGGCTATCGCTGTTGGCGATTGCTTCCGAGTTTTGCAGCTTGTGGGCGTACAATATCGCATCGTGTATTTTCGAGCGTAGTTCCATCACTAGCATCTGATCGTTTGCAACGTCTAAAGGGTTATCACATTTAATCATTTTTCTTCCTTCGTGGTTAGATATTCGTAACGCTTGACCAGTGCGTCAATTCCGTTTTGCACAAGCTGTGCGGGGTCTTTGCCCATAGATTTATAAAACCGTGGGTTTACTCTCGCGGCATGAGCGGTGCGGATTGCATCCTTGGCATCGCCTAACCGTGGGAATTTCTCTGCGAGTGCAAGCGCCGCGCTGTAGTCTTTGGCAACCAATAGGGCGGCTAATCTATCGCTCTTACTCTGCATTGCGTACACTCCAAATATAATCTTCCGCTTCTTGACGCTCGCGGGTGATGCGCTGCTCTTCCGTTTCGGTTTCGCATACGCGGCAAATCTCATGGACCGTCACGACCAGACCGTTGTGGTCGCGGCGATCTTCGTATGAGTGACAATTGCAAGCCATTAGATGATAGCCTTGTAAACGGCTTCGCGGACCGAAGTATCTTCCGCTTCTTCTGTTTCGGCATAATCGCCAAGCATTGCCAATTCGTCTTGGGCGTAATTCCATGCCGCCTCAACGGAAAAGCCTGATTCCTCTTGCAAGGTGCGCGCTGTTAAAACAATTACTTCTACTTTTTTGTTGCCTTCGTTAGTGAACATTCCGTAATTTGTCATTTTTTCTCTCCTTGGTTATCCCCAATATGGGGTATGAATTGACAAGTGTCAACCTCTAAATCGAAAAAAAGAGGGAAAAGCAAATTTTTTTTGCTCACCCCCCTGACAGATAAGGTTTGTTATCCCTTTTTCTTTTTCCATTTCACGCGGTCTAGTTCGTTTATTTGACCGATCACAGGCACGTTTCTCTCTGATGAATGACGCTTGGCAAAGTCCACGTCAGTATGATGAAGCCTGTTAAGAAGCGTTAAATCTTCCTGTATCTCTTCAAGCTCTGCAACTTCGATCTGACCCAGACTTTTATGTCGGCGGATCATTTTGGTTAGCTTCATAAATATCTCTGAAAATCTCATGTGGAAATAGTCTACCTTCAATTTAAAATCCTTTCAGTCCGTCTATAAGGCTATCAAGCTCCTGTTTATCCCAGAGCTTCTTTCGCTTGGCGATCAAGATAGGTCTAGGCAGTTCACCGTTAAGCTCTAGTCTGCGAAAGGTCTTAGTGCTTAACCCCAAATATGCGGCGGCTTGTTTCGTATCCAAGCAGCGCGGTTCTATATCTGCATTGCCCATTGGTCATATTCTCCCTTTATTCTGTAAAACGCTTGCAGTGATGCTTGATCTTTCCCTAGCTCCGATCTGCTTGTTATCCCAAGGATTGCCCGTAACGCCTTAGCTCTGCTTTCGTCGGTATCCTCAACCCCTGCCATCCCCATCTGCTCCCGTAGAAAATTTCCAAATTTATCGGACCTGCACAGCATTTGTGATGACACGATAGCCTTGTGCCCATCTTCGCCGTTAGACTCAACAGACACCTCATGCAGGGCCGCTACAGCTACCCATTGTTCTTTTTGCGGAGTAGGAACCCCGAACATCTGTATCGCGCTCTGTGCCTCTTCTAGCGGAACCTCTATAATAAGCTGCGCTACGTTGCGCGTTTTGACGATCTTAAAGTCAGCATAGGTTCCTTGGATCACCCTGTTTGTCACGGTTTCAACCTTTCGTAAGCGGGGCTGTTGAGCCATAAGAGCCGTGCCATAAACTGACCATCGTCCTCTCTGCCTAGACTGCCCTCAAAAAATTTAACTTCGTTTCCGCGTTGATGCAGTTCGCGGTGGTGTTTATTGCAGAGGGGGACGGTGTTCTCGTCCCCCGCCTTTAAGCTCATGCCCCTTGCGCCTCTCCAAGGCCTCAAGAGATGGTGAGCCTCAACCCCGTAATCTGTACCGCAAACCATGCAAGGCCGCTCTCTTACATATTTCAGATGCTTGAGGTTCACATATCTAGCAGACATTAGAACGGTATTTCGTCATCTTCTAGGCGGCTTGATGGTATTTGATTAGCCGCATCTGATTCCATAGGTGACTGCCTCGGCGCGTCTAGTGGTGGCGCTAAAGATATGGCGGTGTAGTCGTTGCCATTCTTGCTCTGCTTTTTGCGCCCCCAAACCTTCATTGGTCCAGATTTGGTTTCTAAATTCCCGCTCATGTCAGCGTCATTTTCATTACGCTTTTCGTTGGGGAATATAGCTCCGATTTTCTGGTAGAACTCAAAAATTGTTTTTCCGCTTTTGGTTTTCGTTTGAACGATAGCGCAGTGTTCTTGACTGCCATCTATGTTCACGGGACCGCTGCGGATGATCTTTTGGTCCTCGGCGGGGAACAAAGCCCCGCGATTGGTATCGTCGTATTCGCTCATCTATCTATCCATTGCATTATTAATCTTGTTACATCTGCGTCAGAATACTTAGCTTTCGTAAAGTCCTTCTGCTCTTTTAGCTTTCCCTTAAGCGCATCGACCTGTTCAGTCAATTCGTCAACTTGTAGCTGCAACTCCGCATTTTCTTCCGATAGATCGTAATCTATTTCTATATGATCATGCGTTACGTCAAAGAAGGCGGCGAGCTTGTCTCGCGTTGCCTGTCTAGGTGACTTTGTGTCTCCCGTTTCAATCATAGCAATGCCAGATGGAGACATTCCAATGTGCTCTGCAAGTTGAACCTGAGTAAGCCCTGCGTTTTCACGCAGATTTATAATCTTTTGTGCATCTACTGCTCTCATATCAATCTCCCTGATTGTCCTTGAGTGTCTGGCTTCCACGGGATTGTGATAAGCCGATAGTCTTTACCGCCTGATTTCGATTTAAAGACGATACTTTTCTGGCCGTGTTCTTGCCAGTATTCGCATTGATCTTTCGCAAGGGTCATTGTGTTAGAGGCAAACTTGATAACGATGCCCCCTGCCTTTATCGCGTTCTGCAATTCGTAATCTCTTACGTCTGCTCCCTGCTTTCCGTTTACATAGAAAAGCTTTTTGACTGATTTGTTTATCATTTCGCGCTCTGCCAGATCTGTTCTATTGATTTGATAGAGTTTGTAAGAGCATCCTTCTGCTTTTGGCTTAACGTCACATCGTCTTTGACGTCTGCCATTATGCGGTCAATTTCATCTACATTGAATGCATACGCCTCTGGGGTTTTCTTAACCTCTGTCTTCATAAGAGAACCCCAAGGGCGAATGTCTGTAAACGATTGGACAAGAGAACATTCGGCATTAAATACGCGATAGGGTGCGCCAGAATAAGCAAAGTCTATTTCTTCATCCTGTCCACCCTTCTGCTTGTCGTTAGCGTCCGCATCGTGGGTTGTGGCGGTATGCTCTACCTCTTGCACCTCTGGCTCTTCATATTCGCCCGTAGGGATCTTAAATATGGTTCGTAGGGCGAACTTCTCCGCATAGCTTAACGCGCTACCGCAAGACTGTGCGCCCGTGTAGGGGCAGTATACCGTCCTATGGACAGCGCTTTCCCAAACCTCTCCGCTACTATGCAGAATATGAAAGTCAAACGTGGCCTTATACGTCTTGCCATCTGGTGAAATCGCCGCTTCCGTTTCGGTTGGAACGATTACAAGACCCGCATCAGTAAGAAGCGGTCTTATCTTCTCATAGTATTGGTCAATGCTGACGTAGTTATATGACGCAAATTTATTTTCGCTATCATGACCCAAGCGCCGCACTTGTCCCTGCACCTTTAAGAGTGCTTTGATGATCTCTGGTTTCATTGGTTGGTTATCCCCCATATATCCATTGCTGCAAGTTTCGTGGTTTCTCCCCAGTAAAAGCTATCCATGTCGGGGAATACACAGCGGCAACATTCAAAGATGTCATCGCTAAAGGATAGGGTTCTCTCAAGCGTAAACGCTGCTCTCTCTACCTCTAAGAGCCTCTGGTTGACGTTCTCAACCTTAAAGGCGTTCACGGTGGTTTTGCTTACATAGTCAATCCAAGGCTCTCTGCCCGTACCGAGCGCGTAGATAGAGGCTTGCCTAGCCGCACCTGATGTTACTGCATTGGTTGTGCGCCCAACGGATTTAACATCCCTTACCTTGTCCTCATAAAGCAGGTCAAAGTACCCAATCCAAGGCAGGGGACATTCGCCAATCTTGACGTTGACCTTGCCCTGCTCTTCCTTGAATACACCCTTAAGGTTGCTGTAAAAATTTATACATTGGTCAATCATTGGATCAACCATCGCATTTTCTTTTTCAATCTTCTGCGGATCGTGATTGTCTAATGCGCGGTTCTTGGACTTGTTGAAGGTATCAGAAGCAATCTTTCGAAGGTCCGCCTTCTTTCTAGTCGCTTTGGAAGCAATAGCGGACGCTACCCTATCAATGGCATTTCCACGCCATGCTGCGGGTCCAGCTTCGCCATCTCGTATTCCCGCGATCTTGAGCAAGCAGAGAGCGGGTTGGGCTATCCATAGGTTGATAGTTGATGCGCTAAGATATTCGACGCCGTGCTTTTTAAAAGTGTTCTTGCCCATCTATGTCCGCCTTTGGCTTCGTGTGTCCCCTTTCTTTTGGCTCAATAATCCAACCGCGTCAACCCCCGAAATGGGGTTGCTATTATTTTCATTACAGTCTACTTTCCCTGTCATAGTTTTTGGTACACCTGTCATAGTTTTTGGGACGGTTTCGTATCGTTCAGTACGTTTGGAGAAAGCAAGTTGCATGATTTTACGAGCCTACCTAACAGAGAGCAAAACGCGGGTTGACGATTTTGCGGCAGAGATAGACGTAAGCAGAGGCGCGGTCCTCAAGTGGATAAGCGGAGAGCGTTATCCTAGATACGATTATCTGCAAAGAATATATGAGGCAACCAACGGGGCGGTTACTGCTAATGACTTCTACGAGCGCAAAGCGCAGCAAGTACAGAAACGTCAGAACAATTCTTGACGGCATAACCTTCGACAGCAAAAAAGAAGCCGCCAGATACGCGGACTTAAAGCTGCTAGAGAAAGCGGGATTAATCCGTGATCTAGAACTACAGCCCCGCATTCCTTTGATCTGCAATGGGGTTAAGATCGGTTCTTATGTTGGAGACTTCGCATATAGCGAACGGGGAATCAGAGTTATTGAGGACGTAAAATCACCCGCGACAAAGACCCCCGTATATAATTTGAAGAAAAAAATACTCGCAACGTATAGCCCGCCCATACACATTAAAGAGGTTTTCTAGCGCGAGCATACAAGATGCTGTGTCAAGCAAACTTTTAAAAAAGGTTTTCTTGACGGATGGTTCCTCTTGGGTATTTTAGACGATACCACAAAGCGAAACCAGAACACGGAGCAAACCAAATGAGTTTTGAAGCTATGGCTTGGGCGGCAAAAGCAGATTGCCGCTCTAGCCTCAATAAGCTTGTCCTAATGATGCTTGCAAATTACGCGGATGAGGATCACACCGCCTATCCATCCTATCGAAAGCTAGCAGAGCTTTGCCTCTGCAATGAGCGGACGGTTATGCGCGGTATAAAATCCTTAGAGGCTTTAGACCTAATTAGGACAAGCGCGAGATTTTCCAAGAGCGGAAAGCAAACCAGTAACAATTTTCATCTATTGGTTGGGGGTGACATATCCGACAGGGTGGGGGTGACAAATAATGCACCCAATACTATCAGAGATATACAAGTTAAACCTATCATAAATAAGGGTGACAAAAAGAGCGCCCCATACTCAGAAGATTTTGAGAAATGGTGGAAGGCTTACCCGAACGGTGATGGATCAAAAAAGAAAGCCTTTGACCATTGGAAATCGGCGGTCAAAAAAATAAACAGAGAAGAGCTTTTGCACCTCACGGTACGGTTTGCAAATGCTGTCAAGGGGAGTAAGTTTATCCCACACGCTACGACATGGCTAAATCAGGATCGTTGGGAGACTGTTGGAGCTATGAACACACACACCACACGAAGCAATAGAAACCAGTTAGCAGGATAATCAAATGCAGGAATTAACAGAGCGCGGGATTGCGCTTAAGAATTTCGCCGTTGGCGATCATAAATCTATTTGTCCCGAGTGTAGCCACACGAGGCGAAACAAATCGGATCAGTGTCTATCAATTACTATTGAGCCTGACGGTGGAGCCGTTTGGAAATGCCACCACTGTGAATGGTCGGGCGGCATAGCGGGTAGAAGCTACAGGAGCGATCAGGAGAGCTATTCCGCAATCAAGGTCAAAGCACCCGAGAAAAGGCCTACACCCGTTCCACCGCTTCCCAAAACGTCCCTGCTAGAGCAGCACTATGATTGGTTTGCTAAGCGCGGGATAAGCCGCGAAACGGTGGACGATTTCGGGATCATTAGAACGCAGAAGTTTTTTGGGAATGGGGAGCAGGGATGCATTGGCTTTCCCTATTTTGAAAACGGCGAAGTGGTCAACGTAAAGTATCGAACCAGCACCAAGGACTTTAGACAGGAAAAAAATGCAAAGAAAACGCTCTTCAATATCGACAGGCTACGCGAGGAAGAAACAATCATTTTCGTTGAGGGTGAGATGGATGTTATCGCCTGTTATGAAGCGGGTTTCAAGAATGCGGTTTCGTTGCCAGATGGAGCGCCTAAAGAAGCAAAGTTTGAAGAGGGAGACAAAAGGTTCTCGGCAATTTCAAACTGCGCAGATGCGCTCGACGGGAAAGAGCGTGTAATTATTGCGGTTGATAATGATGAGGCGGGAAACGCCTTGAAGCTTGAGCTTGCCCATAGGTTTGGCAAGGACCGCTGTTCAGTTGTTTCTTGGCCTAGCTATAATGGCAAGCAGTTGAAAGATGCCAATGAGGTTCTTTTAGCTTTTGGTCACGACATCCTGATTGATTGCATAAACGCGGCGGAGCCTTTTCCCGTCGAGGGCGTTTATTCAGTCAAGGACTACCGCCGCGAGGTGTTCGACATATACACGGGCAATATTCAAAAGCCTGTTGATACTGGGTTCCCAAACCTTGATGAGTTTTATCAGGTCATGTCAGGGACTTTTGCTTTGGTCACGGGGATACCTAATCACGGTAAATCAAACTTTCTTGATCACATGGCGGTCAATCTTATGAAGCGGCATGACTGGAAGTTTGCGGTTTTCTCACCAGAGCATTCAACGCCAAACCATATCCGCCGACTGGCAGAGAAGATCATTGAGAAGCCTTTTGATGTTGGCCCCAATATCCGAATGTCGAAAGATGAACTGGGCAGGGCTATGGACGCCTTGGACCAGTATTTCTTTTTCATGGAGAGCGAGGACGAAATCCCTTCGATTGATTGGCTGCTAGCAAAGTGCAAAAGCGCGGTCCTGAGGTTTGGTTGTCGAGGAATAATCATTGACCCGTACAACGAGATCGACGCCACGCGCAGCGGAGCGAAGAGAGAGGACGAGCATATCCGAGATCTGATCAGTAAGTGTAAATCGTTTTGCAGATCCCACAATGTGGCAATGTGGATGGTTGCCCACCCTGCCAAGATGCGGCGGGACGAAACGGGAGCCTATCCGCCGCCCAGCTTGTATGATGTTAGCGGCTCGGCTCACTGGAATAATATGGCGGATGTTGGTCTGGTTGTGCATCGTGATTTTGAGGAAGGGCAGACAAGAGTGATCACCCGCAAGATCCGAGAGCAGGGGCTTTATGGTTCGATAGGCGAAGCTTTCTTTTCCTATAACCTATCAAAGCACATTTACGAGCCTGTTGCAGAAACGCCATTGCATTCCGAAAGCTATCAAAATCACTGGACGCAAGACTAGGCGCAGGGTATAGAGGGGTAGCTTACTAGGTTCTCTGGTTTGCTTCGTGGTGTTGGGGATGGGTTACGGCCTGTCCCCTTTCCTTTTGGACCACTCGGTCCCTTTGGCCCCGTTCTCTTTGGACCCTTTGGAACTGTTGCAGTTATTTTTTTGTTGACTGATGTGGGTTTTATCTGCCAGTATAATTTTTGACATGCGAGGGGTGTCTCCATTTCATCGGGTTGATATTTGGTTTTGGTCATTAAAGCCCCGCGGGCTAAACACGCGGGGCTTTTACCATTCTGCAACAGGCAAAAAAAATCCCCGCGGCTGCGCGGGGAGTAGTTGAGGCGGATATGAAGATACCCGAAACTTATCTTACCTCAGCACGGAGCTTCTGGCAAGGCTGGGGGCGCGGTATCGTTTCGAGGTATATCCAACCGTCCTAACCTTTAAGCTCTCCTTGAGCGCCCTCTCTAGGTCGCTGTGATCTAATCCGCAATCGGTGTAACCTTCATAGATCCCGTCATAGTAATACTTAGAAGGTCTGCCTATGTCGTGGCCGTTCATAACATAGGCCATGATCCAGTCCCCTGTTTCCTTGCCATCCTTAAGGATCTTCCAGTATTGCTTTCTGTAGAGGCGGGGAAAGCCCTCATAAATGTCTAGTGATTTCTCGCAAGCCTCGGTGATGTTCCATAGCATCACTTGGACCTGATCCCCCTTTGATGGGATGATGTCGGCCACGCCCTTAAACACTAGCTTATAGTCTGGTAGGACCATCGCCTTATGTATGGTTGCGGCGGGGCAACGGTAGGACATCTGATCTTTGTTGAGGTTGGAGCCATAGGCGGCGTAGTAAATATTCATCTCTGATTTCCTTTCGTGGTGGTGGTGAGCGGGGCTTACGCCGCCGCCCGTTGTGAACCTGTTGCTAGGCTAGTCACCCGCGCCGCGACATATGCCGCGACCTCGGGGCGGATGCCGCGCATCCAAGTGTCTGATGCGTTGCCCGTTAAGCTTTCGACTAATTGGGCAAAGCCCGTAGTGAATGTTGGACCCGCTTGGCGAGTGCGCCGCGCCGCCGTTGGATGACAAGCGCCTTGAGCATAGAAGCGGAACATCTCTTGACCCGATACGGTCAAAACCAATGCGCCACTAGCGTTATAGATTTTCCAATTACGGCCTGAT